GGAGGTAAATAAATGACGTTTGAAGAATGGAAAGAAAAACATAGTGACTTGATAGAAAATGTTGCAATCACATTTTTCAATTATGAGAGAGGGGTTGACACAAAAACTTGTTACGATGAGTTGGAATACCTCTTACGAAGGGCATTTAGAGCAGGTAAGGACATGGATGTCTCTACTACCAAGTGGCACAAGGTCGCTGACGGTGATTTACCGAAAGAAGAAGCAGAGTATCTTGTTATTTTTGAATCTGACGGAACTAAATATATAGGTATAGAGAGTTATTATCCAGATACAAAAGAATGGTCTACTGTCTGCAAAATTGTCGCATGGTGCGAGATACCAAGGATTGAGGATGAAGCACCTTGATAAGATAGGTATCTGGGTTTGTATGGATTGTGGTTATGAGGAAGAATAATTATGTGGTATGACGTACTTGATAAACTCAACACGGAGTTTGAAGGGATTCACGTCAATATCTAATATTACAATCATTATGATACTGACTGACATAAGAAGCCTTGCTGAATCCATCGGGGTGTCCCTCAACGAGCCCTTCACGTTCTTCTGCAATGGCCGCCTCCGCAAGGGGATGCTGACCAAATCAGGTTTCCGCATGATGACCGAAAACAATGTGTGGAGGGAGGACAGGCAGGTCCTCTCCCGCCTCGTGGAAGGAAGCCTCATCATCATGAAGGAACCTAATGCTTAAATATATCTTAAATATGGAAACAAAAGCAAGGCAGGTAAGCCCGATAGTCCCGGTGGAGGACTGGATAACGGATTCGTTCTACGTGGGTCCCGAAGCCCAGTATATACGGCCCTATGTGAAGGACTTCGTGTGCTCCTATGCGAACGGAACTAAAAGAAAGTTCATCTGCACGGGAGCGGCGAGGACGGGTAAGTCCTACGGGGTGAGGATACTCATCCAGAGGATACTCTATGAGATGAGCTGCTGGGAGAACTTTCCTTGTCTCTTCAATCTCAGCCCGTCTACAACGCCAAAATTATATTGGATGAGCTATACGATGTCCAAGGCAGAATCGACCGGACTGAAGCAGCTCATAAAGATGATGGACAAGGTACCCTACTGGCAGCTCCCCCATCTCAGGAGGAAGCCACTCGAATCGGAGCTGAAGCTTCCTTTCTGCGAGGTGCTGTCAGGATCCAACGTCTCCCATATCATCGGAGAGGATACTTTGGGCTGCGTGCTGGATGAGGCGAACGTCCGCAAGGTGGCAAGCGGCACTGAAGTAGAAGAAGCTCAGAAGATGTTCCAGGAGATGAGGCAGAGAAGCGTAATGACCTTCTCAAGGAACGGTGTATGGGGAGGATTTAGTGGCATAATATCATCCTCAACCACATCATCCTCCTTCGTATATCAGGAGCTCCAGAAGGCAAAGGAGAAGAATGATACGGTCATAATGGAAGCCTCGGTCTATGAGGCGAACCCCGAGCAGTTCTCAAAGGAGACATTCTCCGTATACCTTGGTGATTCCGACATTCCCCCCTTCATAACCGACAAGGCGGACGCGGCGATAACGGGACAGATAAACGCTGCCTACGGCCTTACCTTGGACAACTTTCTCAAGGAGCATGAGGACAACATAGAGAAGGTGCCTGTAAGCATAAGGGAGTTCTACGAGGAGGATCTGATATTCAGTCTTGCTAACATGAGTGGCAAGGTACAGGCAGGAGGCTCTACATTCATGTCATTGAAGACAAGCGAGAAGCTGTGGGACAAATCATTGAGATTACCTTTCCCGATGGGACAGAAGGACATTCCCGACATAGGGATATATGATCCTACTTCACCTCAGGACCTGTGGAATCCCGATATAGCATTGCAGAATTATCATGGTGAGAATGTTTATGTCCATATAGACGCAAGCCAGAAACACGACTATACTGGATTTTCTGCATTATACTGGGACAAGGAGGACAACTGCATAAGGAGCATACTGACCTGCTCATTCTTCCTCAACCCTGCGATAGCCGACAACCAGATAGACCAGGAGAAGATATTGCAGCTCCTCATATATATGAGGGACAACGGAGTGAACTTGAAGTATCTCAGTGGCGATCATTATAGTCGCGACTTCATACTTCCACAGGTGAAGAGGATGTGGGGCAACGATCATGCAGATTATCTGTCTGTGGACAAGGATTCTGTCCCATACCTCACCATGCTTAACTTCGCCAAGATGGGAAGGTACAGGATTCCCTATTACAAGCAGCTTGAGTATGAGCTCACCAACCTGATATATGACAGAAGCACGGGAAAGATAGACCATCCCAGGAACCCCAATGCCTCCAAACCGGTATATTTCAAGGACTGCTCAGATGCCCTCGCAGGAGCGACCTTCCACATATACACCAGGGAAGGGAGGCACTATGAGGACATAATGATGGAGAAGGAGCAGGAGAAGATTGACATCCCCGATGACGGATTCTTCTCAAGCATAAGCCATGACAATGTTGAGGAGGACATAGACGAATTCGAGAAGTTCCAGAATGAGCTCATGGGAAATGACGTCGGTTATACTGTATGGGAAGGTGAGTGATGGGATACGGAAATTTCACTGACATTGAGAAGAGGATACTGGCCTTGCTGGAAGAAGGGAAGGAGCTGACCTCGCAGGACATGATGGATATGGGGATAAAGGGGCACGGATACATAGCCGCCTTCCTGAACAAGTGCGATTATGCGGGAATACTCCTTTATGAGGGATATGACGAAAAGAAGAAGAAGGTCACGTGGGGACTGGCTGAAAGTCACAGGGTGCTGAGCATGAATGACGAGTACCTGGGATTCTAAGAAAATATTTTCAACAAAACCACTTTACAAAGTTTTTACTATGTGTTATAGTATAAGCATACTACTTAATACAGGAGGCCAGAACATGGCAAAGAAGGTCAAGGCTGAGTTCGTTATCGAAGACGTTTTTAACGGCAGGAGGGCGATTTTTAATTTCACCGGAACCGAATCTGAAGTAATCACATTTCAGAATGCAAAGATTGCAGAGCTTTCAGAAAGCTGGAATCTAAACGTTGTTGAAAACCACAATACTAAATTTAGTCCGGTTTTTTCCAACTGGATTGACTGGGCTACGAAAAATCATTGCTACGGAACGGTTTCAATCAATTAAGTTATAAAACAATCTGGGAAGACTAAAAATACATCTTCCCTGGAAGGAGTAAATTATGGTCTTCTATAAGATTTGTCAGAAGCCTATGAGAAACGGCTTCTCTCATCCGTACTGGGTCACCAAGGTGAACCATCCGTCTATGGGAGAATGCTACCGGAATATGTCTGGGGGTTGCTGTCCGACTTACTTGGCGGACGAGTTGGAGAGTGTGGAGTTTCCTGATGAAGAGGCTTTCCTTGACTCTTATCGGAGGGAAGTCTATCACGGTCTGCTAAAACCTGGCTCATCTTACGGTTGGCTGTCTCCTGACGGAACCTTTTATGGCTGTGGGTTCACGCATCACCAGGAGCTGGCTGAACTTTATTTCGGTAAATTCGAACTGGAGATGGAGAAAGCGGGCTGGGTCAAGGTCAGTTCTGATTGTTACGGCGGGTCTGCTTATTATTACCAGCTGAGGACGACTTCTTCTCAGCGGGATTGGCTGGAGTCACACGGAGTTATCTTCGACAGCAAGGCGGCTATTTACTAAATCCCAGGTGAGATTTCTACCTGTTTAGCAGGGGAGAAGGCATAAAGAAATTCCCTTCTCAGACAAACGAGAAGGGGCTTATTTTATGTTATAATGCCTGGGTGATAAAGAATACCACCTTGGGCATTTGAAACGATTCCAGGGGTGTTGTTACCCTTTTAGGAGGAGGATTGATTATGAGTACTGTGTCGTATTCGTGTGACGGATATGAGGTTGAGATTGATGACGTCAGATATATTTTCTATCTGTATGCTGAGGCCGAGTACAGCTACACTCCCGGAAGGATGTACATAAGGAACGGTGACCCCGGCTACCCGGACGACGAGGAACTTGAGGTAACCCGCGTTGAGATGAGCGGCGTGACGGAGCTTGACAGCGGGAAGGAAGTCACCGACAAGGACATTCTCCAGAAAATAGAGGACGAAGTGACCGACGAACTCTATGGGATGGATATCGAAAAGTGGAGCGGACAGGATCCGTATGATGAGGAGGACTGGTGAAAATAGTACAAAAGTATGGTAAACTTTGAATCCGTCCCGTAGGAAAATCAAAGTTTGTAGTACAAAAGTATTATTTCTGATATCGGCTTAGTACGGCACTCCTTACATGCGTCTGCTGCCCCCGGAAGTCTCGGGCCGTGTTGATTTTCGGGGCCGTCCTATCCAACATAGAAACCGTCCATAATTTGTTCATAGCACGTGTATAATTTTCCAAAATATCTAAACACGTGTTCAGTCTTATGTATAAATATCCGATAAATCTATACATGATATCTTTATAAATTCTGAAGCTTATATATTCTATTGCCGGAGTCACTAACCGGCTTCAAGACATTGCATCAAGGGATAAGCTCCGTGTGAGCTTATAATATATTCATTAAGACCTTTTGTATGGGTTGGTTGTTTTAGGTACTTTTCCTTGATGCAGTACCTGTTCGGCTAGTTACCGAAGAATAGCCTTCCTGTACAAAAGGTTTTTTTTATTTTCCTAGGAGGAAAGAATTATGGACAAGAACGAGATGGTCGTGCAGCAGGATGTTTCTGTCAAGGAAACTGTCAGGAGTTTCGAGAAGTGCATCGTACTTGGAAAGGAGCTTACCATGTATGGTACGCTTGAGGAGCCTCTTTTCTTAGCCAAGGATGTGGCAGAATGGATTGAACACAGCAATTCTAGGTCAATGCTTCAGACTGTAGACGAAGATGAGAAAGTGAAATGTGATGACAATCGACTTTAAGCTCGTAAACTTTGAGAATCTGGGTTTTCCTTCTTTCGCGAGTATCGAGCAATGTCTGTTTTATCCGTTCGTTCTTTGTCATACTCTATATAGATAAATATATAAAATATTACTAAAAATGTAAAGTTCTAGTAATACTTTTTTAAAAAATTTTAATTCAGGATTTCAAGCAATTCATACGGTCACCATTTATGGCGGCATCTTTCTCGCTTGGCTCTTTGTAAACTCCCTGAATGAACATATTAGAAACCGGAAGATTCATATCTACGGGGCTGCCGGTCAATGAACGAACAATAACCGGCAGCCCCTTATTTCAATCCTGGACAAGAAGGCAAAGCCTGTTCCTAAGCGACTGGTAGAGGGCATTACCGGAATAGGTATAGTCCAGGCTGTCCAGAAGCCTCAGCGCCTCCGTAAACTCGTCCTTCTCCACCAGCTTCGAGACCTCGCCGAACCTGGGATGGCAATGGGCTATGCAGGCGAAGTTCTTAAGCCAGTTCACCTTCCTGTGTACTTTGCTTCCATTCTTCTTCATTCCTCTACCTCCACAGTCGAAAATACAAAGGTAAAATTATCATCGCTAAGAAACATAAATTCACAATGATTTCTCTGACAAGCATCAGAATACTATCAAAGCTTTTACCTATCTGAATCCTTGTCGGCTGAAAACACAATATTCCGATTAAACCACAAACAACGCATGCAATTTCCAATTTTGTCATTCTTGTTCCTCCTTAAATAAGACTGTTTTGCAAACCGGTTCACGAAGCTGAAATTTTGAAAGAATCAGCAACAATCACCATCCTCTGAAAACCGCCCATTGTCAAAATTTTCAGCTGCCCATGAATCTCGATGAAGTCCTTCGGATGATGAGGAAGCGATACGAATTCTTCCCAGTCCACCAAAACGGGATAGAATTCTCCTTCATGAACAATGGTTATGCAAGCTTGATGACCAGATCCAATATCATCAAAATACCATCCGGTCCATCTCTGGATTCCATCTTCCAAAACAAATCCGTCAAACTTCACATCATTCATAAGATAAACTCCCCTTAATCGGCCGTATCGACATGCTCCACGACAATCTCATCCCCGGCAAGCTTCCCGACAATCCTGACCGTTCTGCCAATAAGCTTCATGTACTTCGGCAAGAGCTTGGAGCTTACGTCGAGCCTCGTGGCGTATCTGAAGTCTCCCATGAGGTAGGAGACTATCAGCTGCTCGTCCTCCCATCCCTCATCGTACAACTCGAGCTTTCCCTCAATAATAATCTGGTTCAGCATATTCATAAAATCTCCTTTCAGAGGGGCGACAAAGCCCCTGGAATAACTTGAAATGCCTTGGTTGGTTTTCTTTTACTTCCAAGGCACTATAACACAGAATAAGCCCCTTCTCGTTTGTCTGAGAAGGGAGCTTCATGATGAATGTCATTTCAGGCAGGAAAAGTCCTGCACCCTCACTGCTGTGTCAGAAAGCCTTCCGGTTATAAGAACCTTTTCTCCTATGTGATTATTGAGAAGATTCATCGTAACATCATCTGACAGAAGCAGGGTGGTACACATCGAATCGACTCCGTATTCGGGATATTCGATAAACACCATTTCGGATATTCTCTTTTCATCCGGAAGAATATCACTTCCCTTCCTGAGGGTTCCTTCGATAATAATATGATTCACTGCCATACTCTGGCCTCCTTAAAAGTAGTATGCTTATACTATAACACATAGTAAAAACTTTGTAAAGT